CGAAGTCGCTCCTAAGAACCCGCTCGGAGAGAATGTGAGTGCTGAAGACTTGCAGCAGAAATACATTGAGTCTGTGGATATTCCTCTGCTGGATGAATAGGAGATTGTCTCGAAAGGTTTGCAAACTTTGTGAGCTTTTCGAGACTTTTTTTCTGAAAGTTTTGAGGATTTGTGGTAGAATTTTCTGAGAGATTTTGAAAGTTTTTCGGAGTTTTGTGGGGAAGTTCGGCTTAACTGAATAACTGAATAATTGAATTTGAAATTCAGTTATCCAAGTTTTGACCGAGTAAAAATTTCAGCAAAATTCGCTCGAAAATCCGGCTGTCTGCAACCCCTCTCGAAATGAAACTTTTTTCGGGGTCTTCCCCACCGGTTCCAGCGTACAAATTGTGTGCAATGCTTTTGTGGCCTATTGAATAATCATTCACGAAAAACGAATAAAAATTTATTTTTGCTGTCCCGCTCCCGGATCGTTCCAGCTTTCCCGGGTGATATTCCATAAAATCGGCTGTAATAGCCTATAACGGCCTTTTCCATTCTAAGTGTAATTTTATGCCATTTAAGCGGAACGGCCTAAAAACGGCACTACAGAACAAAATAAAGGTATATAGTATTGCGTTGTCCCGCTCCGCTGGAATATAGCAATATACCGGGATCCATTATAAAACGGTCTACAATGGCCTATAACGGCCTTTTCGATATACTGGAAATATACGGATATAGGCATAAAGAAAAGCGCCCCATTTTGGGGCGCTTATTTGTGGTTTAGATTGTATATAGGATCTCTTCAGAATTATTGCATTTTACGGTGTATTTTCCCGGTTTGCTGCCGGTGTAAAGATCATAGAAAACACAATCGTTTGCGTTTGATACAAGTCTGTCATAACTAGCACTTTTTCCTATCGGCTGCTCATTCCAGTAGAGTATATATTCTTTTTTCATGCTGCTTAATCCTCCATATTAGAAAGCATAGTATATACCGTTTCAGCTTTTTCGGGATCATCAATCACTAGGCCGGACAAATACTCTTTTACTTCTTGCCAAGATCCGAACATAAACGGAAAACAACCACCGGTGTACGTGAAACGGATATAATTAAACCTGCTTTCTATGCCGTCAAAGTAAAGGTGTAAAACCTCCATGCACTTAATAAGTGTATCAATATTATTTTTAGTAAGTTTCATTTGTTTCATTCCTCCGTAACGTGGACAAGATCCACGGCTTTATAATACATACAATATTCTTGTACTTCTTTCCAGCTTTCCAAGAAAGCGCCTTTCCCGGTGTACTCATTATCGGAAAACAACCGTACAACGTAATAATATGGAGCGAAAGTAACCTTGTACCAGAATACCTTGTTTTTCATGATCTCATTCCTCCGCTTATGCAGTCTTTTTAATAACTCTAATTGTGCGGGACTCTTCAAGCGCTTTATACTTGTTTTCCCATTCTTTAGAAACTCTTTCACGTTCTTTTAGTACTTGTTCGTTTACTTCCTCCAGCGTAAACAATTCATATTGTTTATTCTGTAGTTTCTTATACTCTTGTTTGAGACCGTCTAACTGATTGTCAAGGTCTATGTATTCTTTTTCGCTTTCTTCAAAGTCATTCTCTAATTCTATGCATAACTCGCATAATCCTTGCACTTCTTCTGCTATATCATCGCCCATTGTTTCCCGGATAAGATCCACTAAGTGTTTATCCGTAAAAATCAATTCAGTTTTTCCTGTTGCCTTGTTATAAACAGTAGTCATTGCTTTACACCTCCATAAAATCAGGATAATTAACTTCTGTAATCTTTACCCACAAATCAATATATTGAGTTGTCCATGTTCTTCTGTCGTCATCGTATATTTCTGTTTTCCCGGTGATAACGCAGCCAGTTTGAATTGTGGAACCGTCCACAAGATCGTTGTACATTGCGGTTTTGTTTTTCATTGCGTTATTGCTAATAGTAATATAGGCCGTTTCTTCTGTATGCTTTCTGTAGCTTTCCAGCGCTGTTTTCAAGTTCTCACTTTCCACGATAAACGGCTGGATAATATCGGAATTGATCCAGTATTTATTGTTATTGTATTCTTTCATAGTAGTAATAGTATCAAGTGTATAAGTTTTCATTTTAGTTTTACCTCCATTTTAAAACCGGGACCCGTTAATAAGATCCGTATTGTTATAATAGATATATTCAACACGTGTATAACCTTGTTCGTCCAATTGGGCTCTGATAGCACGATAATTCGTGCAACTAATTTCAATACCATCCGGGATCATATGCGTGGGTTGTGTTGCATAGCTTTTACCATCTGTATTGATGATCAAATATCTTCTGTTTCCGTTCCGGTCTCTTTTGGTTTTAAACTCAATTAACATTGTTAATACCTCCATTATTTATTATATTGCCGGTTTACTTCAGATTTTACTTCCCTATAAATGAGATAACTAAGCAGGTTTTCGGCTTCCGTTTCAGTGTACTTGTCCCGCTCCGCTGTCGTTTCTTCTAAGAGATCCGCTACAATGGTTTTTGCGTTCGGCCTTAGATAATAGGATCCTGTATCAATTACCCCGGGTAAACCTTGTAACCATTCAATAAATAGTTCTTGTTCGGAAATCTTCCCGGCCTGATACCGTTTATCATACCGGCCTTTTTCATTCCTGAAACTTTCGTAAATCGCTGGAGCATAGATCGAAAACAGATCTACATTGTTAATACCATTTGTATATGTGGTATCATGCATAAGTTCTGTAAACTTCTCATACTGTCCAAGATAAGGAAATCCGAAATAATCCGGGAAATCATCATCGAATGTACAATTGGAAATAATCCAATTGCGGATGTTGTTTTTGGCTTTCTTTGTGTTCGTTCTAAGCATTGGTAATACCTCCATTTATATAGATTGTTTCTATTTAATATCCGTTGAAGTAATTACGGATATAGCGTACAGTCATTAACTTGTCGATATAGTCACATACCGGATTATATTCCCAAGACGGAAAGCCGAATTGGAGTGCCGGATCGATGACGTAATCAGAAAAAACAGATAAACCATCCATAAGCCGGATAAAATCTAAAACATCCATAGTTTCCGGGATCTCTTCAAAGATCCAATTAATACCAGTTTTATTGAAATAGGTATATTTAAGGATCCACTTTTCCATCCATTCACGGGAAACTTCCCGGCGCTTAACTTTAACTTTAACTTTCATAGTTTGGCCTCCTCGTTGGTTTTGAATTTTTTATTTTGGGACTCCATCTTATAATAGTATTTTATTTACTGTCAAGCGGTAAGTTGGTAAGAAATTCAAGAATAATTGTGCATAATTGAATTTTTATCCAGCATTTGTACGTACAACCTGGAATGAGTGTCCCACTAATGGGGCTGGGGGACCAGGCGCCCGGCGCTCCCCCGCGGTTAGTCCCGTAACCACATACGGCCTACAAAAGACTTTCACAAACAAACTATTGACAAGTAAATAAGCAAGTGATACACTATGCGTAGGAGGTAATCACTATGCTACGTACTAACAGATACAGAGCTACCGAGGTCAAAGAAGAACCCGTAGCTGTTACCAATAACAAAGAACTGCTGAAAGCCATCGGTTACATCAGGGTGTCTACTGAGGGGCAGACTGGTGATGACAAATATGGTATGGAGGCTCAGAGAGATGCCATCAGCAAATATGCTGCCGAACACGGTTATGAGATCATCGACTGGAAGAGTGATGTAGGTAGCGGTGCTGAGGATGACCGTCCGGGGATGAACGATATCCTGTACGGAGACATTTACAACCCGCCCATTCAGGCGGTGATTGCGTTCAAGAGTGACCGCATTGCTCGTGACACCAAGCTGTACTTTTACTATCTGTATGTTCTTGAGAAGAAACAGATTAAGTTGATATCCACGAGGGAGTCATTCTCAGAGGGAGACGAGTTTGCTAATATCTACCGAGCGTTGATGCAGTTTGTAGCGGAGCAGGAGCGGAAGAACATTGCGACTCGTACTGGCAACGGACGCAAGCTGAAAGCTGCTGCGGGTGGGTACTCCGGGGGCAGAGCGCCTTACGGGTATCGCATTGAAGGGGGACGTTACGTACTGAACCCGGAAGAGGTAGAAATCGTGCGTGAGATATTTTCTCTGAGAGCAAAAGGGATGAGTATGCAGAAGATTGCTAGTGTACTCATTGACAAAGGCATCAAGACTAGGAGTGGGAGCTACTTTACTTCTAGTGGAGTAAACAGTATTCTAAAGAACGAGAAGACGTATCGAGGGTGGTATCACTATGGTAACGAGTCTTGGGTACGAGGAGTACACGAGGCTATACTGGAAGGAGATGAGTCTAGTGACGTATAAAGAGATGTTCAACGCTAACCGAGAGTGGGAGCGTGAGATGCTGAAAGAAGGCAGAGAGCGGAACGCTGAGACTCTTGCCAAGTGGAAAGAGGGTTTCCGAGCGTACTCTGAGTTCAGGCGGGTGCGGATCTTGAGGCCGTACAAGCTGGCATGGTGGGAAGATGTGAGCATCCTCACAGCGTGTATGCTGGTTGTGGCTCTGCTACTCGTACACTTCAAACCGTATATGTGGGGCGGGTATCTCGTACTCGTGGGTCTGATTGAAGTGGTGGTAGGCAATCACTTACGAGAAGACAACATGAGACGTAGGATGCAGTCTATCACTCGGTGTCCGAGGTGCATGACCGAGGGTCATGTGGTATACGCAAGACACGGTTATGAATACGATCATGCGTGGGTGAACAGTCTCTTCCACGTTCCGGGAGCAAGGTACTCTGCGGGTATCCGGCATAACTACACAGACTGTCTGTGTAAGGAATGTGGGTATCGCTGGACGATCCCCGTTGACTACAGATTTCTGAATAAGTGACTCAGTTCAAGTAGGAACTGAGGAAAAGTCAAACAGGACTAGGACACAAGGCTTAGTCCTGTTTTTATTAAAAATATTTTAATTAAAGCGAGAAATCGGTGTTCTTATTAAAAAAATCGGCTGATTTTTTTAATTAAAGAGGTGAAATTATGGCTTTTGACATGAAACTGCTCGATGCCATTCAGAGCAAGATAGATGAGAATTGGCTACTGCCTGAGCCGTACAGAGATATGTTCGAGGCATTGCGTTTATATGAAGAAGAGAACTTTGATGACGCTCATATTAGGAATGACGCTCTGAGGGTAAAGATCACTAAGGCTATCCGGGAGTGCGACCCGCAGTACTGTGACATATTTTACGAGCAGTACAAAAGGTGCTTATTGTTTGATGCACCCCACTTCCTTGATGCGTATCTCTTATACTTAGAAATCGACAGGCCACCAAAAGACAGGTTTTATCAGCCTCGGAGACGAGTGCTGAAACCTGTGGTAGATGCGATACAGGCACTCGTGGATGACGAGCTTGATGAGGTCTTCTTATCCATGCCTCCTCGTGTAGGCAAGACCACGCTCATCATGTTCTCTGAGTCATGGCTGATAGGCAGAGACCCTGAGAGGAGCAACCTGTACTCTGCTTATTCTGATACCATTACCAATGCTTTCTATCAAGGTATCTTGGAAATCATCACCGACCCTCACACCTACAAGTGGGCAGATGTGTTTCCGGGGTGCAAGATTGCTGATAAGAATAAGCAGTTGGAGACACTCAATATCAATCGTTCGAAGAGATACCCCTCTCTCACCTGTCGAAGTCTCTACGGCACTCTGAATGGTGCTTGTGACTGTAATGGGGTCTTGATTAGTGATGACCTTATCGGTGGTATCGAAGAGGCTCTGAACAAAGACCGTATGGTGGCAGCGTGGACTAAGGTAGATAACAACTTGCTCACTCGTGCAAAAGAACACGCAAAGATCCTGTGGTGCGGTACTAGGTGGAGTATGATAGACCCCATCGGAGTACGGATGGATCTTTTAGTCAATGACGAGAACTACAAAGACGTTCGGTATAAAATCATCAATCTTCCGGCACTCGATGAGAATGACGAGAGCAACTTCGACTACGACTACGGTGTAGGGTTCTCTACGGATTACTACAGACGTAAGAGAGCGTCTTTTGAGCGCAATGCGGATATGGCATCTTGGAACGCTCAGTACTTACCGGAA